GTTAGCGGGTCCCCAAGAGCTCTCCTATTTAAGGTTTGACACCCTTAAATGGGAAAGGTCGGTTAAACGACCGGAACTCTCCAGGAACCTGCTCGCCCATGTCCTCCTCCAAGCTTAGCTTGGTGGAGGATTTTAACCGGACTAACTGAGGTCTCGGTCCCGTACACGCACTCTTTCGAATGCAGATACGTCAGAGTAGCGATGCGGTGTCCCCAACGGTCCTTTAGGAATCTCTGCCTAAACGATCGATCAGTAGAGAGGATTGGTCCCCTCTAACGAACGAGTCATCCAAGCCGATGGCTAAAAGACCGGGTTCGCCGGCACCGAATAGTTTATCTACTTCGGGAGAGCGTGCTCAGGGTAACCATAGACGTTACCGCCTAGATTCCCTAGGACATCTAGACTGAAAGGAGAACCCTTATGTCAACACAGAGAACTCCGCGTCCGGACTCACGTAGAAGCCGAAAGGCTTCTAAAAGAGTTCCGGGGCTGGAGCAACGCTGGGCAAAGAAGATAATCTTCTTTACGAAGCGATTTCTCGCGTGTGACACTAAAGTCCTGCTTAAGTCTTGGATAGAGTTCTATTCTCATGTGTTAAAGCATGAGGGTGAACTCCAAGCATGTAAAAGGTCAAAGGACATCTACAATTTAGCTTTACGCTATTCTGCAGGTATCAAATTTGATCCTATTACATACTTGCGTTCTGATAAGGATGGGATTCCTTTAGTAATAAAAGAATTCAAATCTTATCTTCGCGGATCCATTGACGCCCAAAGAGCGGCCCTGACGGTATTACAAAGTTATAAACTTTATAAACCAAAAGGACAGTACTCTCTCGAGGGTATTGTAGCACCGTACCGAGGGAAGCAGGACCTGGCTTGGCTAGAACTTTACGTTGCTATTGCGGTTAAGCAATTGCCGCAACTGCAAAGTAAGCTTCGACCAGGTTTACATATTACAGGTTCAAATGGTCCTAACGGACCAGCCTTAGGAACCGCTTACATTGATCGCGAAGCGATCCGTGAAAGTGATTTCGAAGACTCCATTAAGGAACTTGCGTTCCTGACGGGAAATGAACCTCTAGTAGGCCTGCTGGACAGTACGGAGTATCCGGCCGATGAAATGTTGGTCCATAGGAACGGTAGAAAACCAATCCACTCGAAACTATCGATTAAGATAGAATCGGGAGGAAAGGCTCGACCTTTCGCTATTGTGGACTACTTCTCACAGTGTGCCTTAAAGCCAATTCATGATGTTCTCATGGATTATCTTTCTAAGCACCCTTGCGACGGTTCTAGTAACCACTCAGACGCAGCATATGCTGTGAAAGAGTGGACTAGAACGGGAACAAAGGTTTGGAGCTTTGACCTAACAGAAGCTACAAACAGATTTCCTCGATTTCTCGAGACAGTCTGTATGCAGATAATGTTTGGGCCAGAGATTGCCAAACACTGGGAAAATATCATATCAAATAGAAGGTTTATGTCTCCAGATGGACAAGAAGTGATGTTCAATTGTGGACAACCCCTGGGAGCGTTAAGCTCCTGGGCTAGTTTCACAGTTGCACATCACATTCTAGTTCAAACGGCAGCACATCTTGCTTTTGCAAGAGATGCCGGGAGACCTAATTTGTCTAAGATTAGGTTCTTCAAACATTACCGACTAGTTGGTGATGACAACACCATCGCTCGCTACCCGAACGTAGCCTCTTGGTATCGTGGCCTTCTCAACGACATCGACGTAGACGTAAGTCTATCGAAAAGTGTCGTACCCAGCGATTGCTCGTCTGGAAGTTCAGTTGGGGAACTCGCTAAACGCGTGTTCCTTAATGGAACTGAGTTGACCCCGTTACCTCCAACCGCCATTTTGGATGGTCTCCAACCATTTAGGTTAAGAAACCTTCTAAGTGACTGTTGGAACAGAGGATACGGGTCCTCAGGTAGCCCTTACCCCGTCCAGTCTATTCACCTGTCTCCAGGTGAATGGGCTGCTTTAACATGGCCGGGTCCAGGTGCGCCCCCCCTAATTCAAGGGGTAAGGTCGCTTCTAGGACTATATGGTCATAATCCTCAAGATCTTCCAGCTGGGTTAAACCCTGGTTGGTACTATTGGGTTGACATTCCAATAGAGGATCTTGATGATTTTATGAGGGAGTATCTCCTTCACAAGTTAAAGATAGCATCGGATCAAACGGAAGAGATGCTGAATCAAATTCAGTATCCATTACTTGGAAGTGTCAACTTCCAAGGCTCCCGTCCAATCCGATGGGGTCGGGACTGGAAACCCAAAGCCAACCAGTGTCACCCAGAAATCCTTCTTGGAATAACGGACTGGGTCCGAGAAGAGGTGAACCGTACCTATGAAGAAGTCTATTCGATCAAGGGTCTCTATAATAGAGGTTGCCAGGATCTGAATAGATTCATAGGTCGTCTTCATCGCTTCTTCGAACCAAGACTTCTTATCGAGGGTCGCATAGCGACACGAGATGAAAAGAACCTAACCAAAACCTTTATGGCGAAAGCTATAAGGGAAGCGGTTAAGCTCCGAAATTCCGGAAGATTACCGTCAGACACGGTCTTTCCACCAGGATAGACTGTAGTCGAGACTACACCTGGCGGGGCTCCTATCCCAAGCACCTTGTCAAGGTGCTCGGGACAAC